AAGGGTTACTGTGGGAATTAAAAGGACCAATAGGAGTATAATAATTATATTTTTGATTTTATGCATAATATTGTCACCTCTGTAATATATTATACCCCTATATACTGGAATGATTCAAGTTTTATCTGCTGTACATTATTTTTCTTTTATACTCATATTCTAAAAGTTATACCATCCAATGAAAAATAAGCATTACTACCAGAGTTTGCCGTTATATCTCCATTTGAACTAATAAATACAGAACCAAATAAATCATTTGAAACAACTGGGAAACAATGTGTTTTGCTAGGTCTATAACCAATAGGCAAATTGAATATTACTGAGGAAATAGCTCCACCTTTTAACACACCTTCAAGATGTACAATATTCATGCTATCAATCCAGTATTTAGGACTCGTGAAAACTACACTAACAATTGTCCAACTATTTAAGAGCGTTGGTACTATTGCTGTTTCAGGCGAATGAGCAGTTTTATTATTTGCTGTGTGCGAAAAATAATCTGGTAGTTTTGCAGGATTATTTAATATATTGCTTGCTAGCCACTCGTTGCCATAGTCATTAGGGTGAGTTTGGTCTGCTAAAATTACTAAGTTATAATTATTTGGATCATAGTCGCTTTGATCTACAAAAATCACTCGTTCATCGAACATCGAAAGCCCTTCACGTATAGCTTTATTAACTGCTAAAACTCTAGCATCACTACCATTGTTATATGGTGAATATAAAGCATATGCAGACGTAATCATTTTTGTAATTCCGTTATAGTATATAATTGGTGGATTGATTGATGGTATGCCGATCCAATCAAGATATACATAAGTTCCATTGGCATCTGTTTTAGTAACTCTTAGAGTATGACTACCAGAACCTAAGTTTACAAGTTCAATAGCTGAATTAGCATAAGGTGAAATTGATTGATTAGCGGTATTTAATGTGTATTTAACTACACCATCAACTTTTATCTCCATTACTCCACCTGTACTATCAGCTAATACAAATGTTCCAACTGTTATTTTATCTCCTACAAAAGTATATTCCGCATATGCATTTTGAGTTATTGTATAATGTAAGCTTCCACCATAAGCATGTGCAATAGATGTTGTTGTCCAACTCCCAGTGTAAGTTGCATTGCCATCGTCTACAATTGAGTTAAGTCTAAGATATGCAATAATTGCTCTTATTCTATGCATAACATCTGATGAAACATTTGCCAGTGCACCGTTTAAACAAACATCATTAAATCCAACATTTATTAAGTGATAAGCATAACTCGATGGAGGAGTTATTTCGCTTATTATTTTATCCCAAACATTTACTGCTATAGAACCACTTACACCAGAGTTAGTCAATGTAAGTTTTTTTGCTTTTGCAACTCTATCTACAAAAATATTTCCTGCTCTTTCTCCATGTCCTCCTTGTACAAAGCTATCTCCATCTGCCCTTATTGTTTTCCCATAGCTTGAATAATCTATTTTATCTTGTAAACTTTGTACTAATTTAGGCTCAGTAAGAGTATTGTCTGGAATTTGACCGAGAACAACTGATTGTATTTGTGTTAATAGCCAACGTAATATAGACATTATTGTATTTCCACTTCCAGCCCAAATTGAAGTTGCCCCTATTTTATCAGCTCCACTTAAATTATTTTCAATAGACTCTAATTCTACAATATGAGTATTTATAAACGCTTTTAAATCATCCCCTGCCTTATCATGTAAAAGTTTGACCTGTGTTGCTGTCATTCCTCCGACATCGTTCGGCTGATCATCTATACTTTGTATGTTTGTTGTAGTAACTTCGCAATTTGTAAATGACATATAATTAACTCCTTTTCTTAATCTCTCCACCTTGTCTAGATGGAATTGTTATAGATAAAACCGTTGCTGTTTCTGAAACTGTATTACTTGTTAACTTTAATTTAAAGTAATCTATTTTCTTTGCGCGAATTTTGAATTTAAAAGGCTGTGGATTACGCGAAGTTAAAAAAGTTGAATGCCTAAAATCAATATGAGCAAAGTCTAAAAGGTTATAATATGCCGTATAATTATCCGAAAAACTATTCCTATCTGTAGAATACGTTACAACAACTCTTGATCTTAATTCTGGTTTCAACGATATATACAACCTTTGAATAAACTTTTGTATCCATTCAACGCCGAAGTTATAGAATCCCATTTCCCACTCTGCATCAATAGTTGTTCCATCATAAGTCAATTTGCTTTCGTCAAACTTCATTATCTGACCGTCTGCTGTGCCAAAGTAAAGTTTACTATCAATGGTTGCAAAGCATGTAGGTGTGTGTGCCAAATCGAGTACGAACCACACATCTGCACGATAATTATTAACCCATACCCTAGAACCAACACAAAGTAAATACCACCCTTTATCATTCCAATCGAACGTTAGAGCGTTTTTAAGATTAACACTGTCTAAGTCTGGTTGTATTCTTTGACTTATCCAAGTAGCATTTTTTTCATCAAGAACGCCTGTAACAGAAGACCATTCGTAAATACCTTTCCAAACACTAAACGGATTGTTACCAATAATTCTCACTTGCCCTTTAGCTGCATTCCCGATGTTTGAGTTTATAGGTTTTGTTGGAAATAGAGCAGTAATTATTCCAGTAGTCGGGTCCGTGTAATCCAACTCTTGGGTATACCATGACGAAGCACCCGAACTATCCCCACCTGTAAATATTACTTGCTTATCGTATTGCGTTTTAATGTCGGTAATCTCATAATCTCCAACATTGCTATCACCGAACTGTGGAAAGAATGTTGGATCTGAAACTCCCGACATTGTGACACCTGATGGATAACGAGTATTAAGGTGACTAGGGTTTCCAAATAGCCACATTCTCGAATAGTAAGTACCACCAAAAAACATGTTATTTGTAACTAATTGCCTATTTCCTGTTGTAACCTTAGTCCAAGTTATAAGTACGTTATTAACTCCTAAAGGTGGTTTAGTAACGAATGTAACCGTTCCATTAGCAATAGAAACAGTATATTGAGTTGAAACTGTCTGTAATACTCCACCAACATAAACAGAATCAACACTTGCTATTGATAACTCCGGCAATTGGTAAACCGTAGCTGTGTTGTCTCCCGAATACTTTTTAGTTTTCTGCCCAGTTAAATAGTTTCCTGCTTCAAGAATAGTTCCACCGCCTGCTGGTGGGCTTGCAGTAAACATTGTCGGTGTATACCCAACTACTGTTGCAATACTCCCGCTACCTGTCCACTTGTAATATTCTGTACCATCAAGAATATATACGCTATTATTATTCATAAAAAAGGTTGTCGGGAAAGCATCAATAATAGTTCCTAAGTCGGTACTTACAAAAGTGGATAAGTTCAATTCATAAACATGGGCATTTGAAGCATATAAAAAGTGGTATGTTCCTATTAAAGAGCCATACCACATTCCGTTTATTTTGTGTCCTGTTGAGGCTAAGAGTAAATGTATGTAGCCGAACATCTTACTGATTTTTTTATCATCGGTCACTCGCCAATTTGACATTGACGATGCTTCTCCTGGTTTTAGTTGTGTCTCGGTGGCACTTTTATTCACACCCAAGAAATCAGCTATTGTTGTTACTTGGAGTTCTGACATTTAGTACCTCCTTTTTAACTATAAACATCGGTAATATTCATAAAGCTTAATGTTTCTTTTACCATTGATTCATTTTTTAACTCTTTGTACTTCGCACTACAAACATTTGCCAACTCTGTATTCTGGTCTGCTAATGCAAACATTTTGGCAAGGTAGTAAGCCCCACTCATAGCCGTTGTGTCATCGACTTCCAAAGTCTGCGATAAGTCGGTTATTTTAGTGGGAACAGGTATGTAATCGATTCTTATTAACCCTTCATATCCGAACTGCACATAAAGTTCATTGTTGTTCTCCCATTTGAACTGTGAATCGATTTCATACTGAAAAGATGGATATTCGTCAATTACCTGTGTCCTGCTTTTGAAGTCGCTCGGCATGTCAATTTTGTACCACGGCTTAAAATCGGGAACTTTACTTGCTGACGAATATTTATATGGACTTAATGCCCTATTGTTGTGTCTGTAGTAGGTTGTACCCGACATTATTAAACTTGTGGCACTTGTTTGGCTTGATGGGCTTAGAACCCCTCTAATAGGCAAATATGAGGTTGTACCAGCAGGAACGGTAATATTTATTGTTCCATTAAATGCTGTTGGAGTGCCACCGTTGAATATATATGTTCCACTTAACGGCTGTCCATTTTCTTGAAGTTTAATAATAGAATTTTCGTTAACTTCTACATAAAAACAGTTTGCACCAATAGCCGTATAAATTTGGTCAACTCCAATAAACTCAATGGCTTGAAAACAGTTTAAATCACCCAATAGATTGTTTTTACGGAAACATGAAAATTCAATGGTCTTGAAGAAATCCCCACTTTTCGCTATTTCATGTTGCCAAGCATCTAACAAATAAGGCGCACGAAACTTATATTCTTTTACATCGGAATCCGATACTGCGCCACTGTCGGACAATCCGTCTATTACGGCAATAGCCATATTGAAAATTTCTGTACCGGTATAACTCAATCAAATCACCGCCTTATAACCTCGCTAATGTAACAATTCCTTGACCACTTGTTAAGGCTATTGCGGTACATTTTATTGGATATGTTGTTACCGCTAATGATGTAAGTGTGTTTAATGGCGCTGCAACAAATCCTGTTACACAAGTTTGAGAAGCTACTACTGCTGCTGCTGTTATAATTAATGAAGAAAAATAATATCCTGTTGGTGCTACTATTCCGGCAACTCCTATAACTAAAGTATCATTTGTTCCATTAATAACCCATCCTGCGTCTGTTGCGCTTGTTACACTCGCAAACATATTTGTTGTATAAACTACTTTTGTTGTATCTGGTGTTACTGTTTCGGTCAAAACTGCACCATATATATCCGTTCCAACAAAAGTAATAGTTCCCATAGTATCAGCACCAACAACCGCTGTTGCTGTTACGCTTAGTAATGCTGGTACTATTGGCTGTGCCGCTATTGCATATGTTCCGACCTTCATATTAGTTGAGGTAACTATTTTATTTGCTACAATTGGTTGAATCCCCATAGTTCCTTCAAGTCCGCTTTTTGCTATAAAGGCTTTTGACATTATATTTATTAATTGACTTGGCATTATTTTTCTCCCTTCTTATGCTCACGATAATGTGACATTAATAAACCTTGATTATCGGTTGCAAAATCGCATTTTGAGCATTTTAGCTTATTTTCTTTTACTTCTGGTACTCCTATAATCATTTTAGAGACTTCAATTGCCACTTTAACCCTAGTTCCTATTGTTTTTGCTTCTTCAAGTTCTATATAATCAAAGTGGCTTTTCATTCTCTCAATTAAACTTTCATCGTCCGTTATAAATTCACCTTTTGTGTCAAACCTTAACACTATTGCTCCGAGTCCGTTTTTTACTTCTTTGTTCTTTTCTCCGAAAAATTTATACATAATATCCATCCTTTAAAAGAATAGGGGCTAATTAACGCCCCGTTTTTGCTAAACCATCTGAATTAATTTTACATAAGCTGCATGATTTGTAACAAGCTTATCTGTTGCCGCTGGTGTTAATGTCAATACAATTGTTCCGGTTGAGCTAAGAACACAAGCTGTGTCAATTTCAAGCATCTTTTCAGTATTCTTTGTTACTGTACCTGAAATAATCTTTGCTGCAAACAATGCGCTTGCTGCCATTGAATAAGTTATGTCTCCATCTGCTCCCGAACCTGTACCTCCGATTATGATTAACATTTTGGTGCAACCCTTTGTTGGAGTAATTGTGAATACTTCTGCTAACGCATCTGTATCTGCTATTGCTAAGTTTGATGTTACTGTAGTAATAGTATTTAGAACCGCTGTTGAGTTAGTAACTGCTACTGCCATAATTTTATTCTCCTTTCAATGAGAAAGGGGCTAAACGCCCCGTATTTTAGCCTATATAGTTGATTCTGCTGCTGACTGTGTAGCGTTTAACAAGAATAGTTCAGTTGGCTTTAGTATCTTGGCTCCGAAAACGTGTAATCCACTTGCTCCACCAGAGAATGAAGATTCAAGTTCTGGAATGAATCTTGATTTCAATATCTGTTCAGCGTAAACTATTGAGTTATAAGAACCACCCATACATTTACTGTTCCACGAACCCTCTGCGCCGGAAGTAACAAGGTTGTTTGATACATAAATATCAGTATCAAGGTATTTAACCCATTCTGTAGAACCTCCGTCAGTACCATTCTTAATCTGGAATTTAACTCCTGCAAGAACTAATTTTTCCTGCAACCAAGGAGGAATAACAACCCATCTTTGACCAGCTTTGATATTTGCTTCTGTCATTTTTCTAATGAAAGTTGCAAGGGTTGATAATGCTATTGTTGCTGATATTGTTGCTGTTACAGTATTGGCTGCTGCTATGCCAGATTGTAACCCAAGGGTATACTGATCCGCTGTGTCTCTCAATCCGTAAGCCGCTTCTTCCGTGGAAGTTCCTTTAAGGTC